GATCCCAGAAGCGAGTAAACAATTCCTATTACAAAATCTGTTGTCCCGTAATTACTCATGGCATGAATGTTTCTTCCATTTGTACTGCTGTTCCTTCCTCGATCATATGCAAACGTTCAAGATGTAAACTCAGATCAATCATACAGATATCTGCCTGGTAAGAAATAACATTGTACCCTTTGGATTCTACCCAAGAAGCATAATTCATCCCTGCAATAAGTATCAACTGGAATCCGGTTGGCTTAATAAGTCCCTCTATTAATGGTTTGTTTGCTACAATCTCATTTTTCTCATGTACTAACTCGCCATTGTGAAAAATAAAGTATCCGATTGAATTACGAAGGTTAGTTGTCTGATCTTTGTAAGTTCCCATTGCGTGATCCTGCATCTGCCCTCTTGCATTAATGATGAATTGTTCTGCATCATAGATAAACGCATTGATAATCTTTTGATCGAGTTTATCAGTCTGCTTTTTAACATCTGCACTGAACTTAACCTCATTGAAATTACTTTTTAGAGCCATAACCGTGAGTTTAGTTGTCCATTGGAAGCACGTTTTACTTTGCCTGAGATAACGCCATTTGAAAATGCGGTGAGTACAAAATCAGAACCATCCGGGATAACTACCGTTGTTAGGGGCATAAAAACCGAGAATGTATAATCCATTAAGACTCCATCAGCGCCAACTATCTTCTTACCTGTGCCGTTCACTTCTGCCCGACAGGGGAAAGTATAATCAGTTATAGCACCTGCTGTCCATATACCAGAAGCATTTTGACTCCCAGATGCGGATGTGGTTACTACAATACTGTCAGGATATTGAACCATTAGAATGGTTGTACAAATTTTGCCGTTTTCTTCAAAGAACGAATTGGTTCACCATATTTTTTATAGATCCCATCTGCAAGGTCTGAAAGTGCTTTTTTATCAGATAAACTAATTGAATAACCTCCTTCTGATACAGTTGGGGCCGTTACAAGCGTGGTAATTGCATCAGCATAAGCCAGATCAAATGACTGACCTTTTGCATAATTATCAGTTGAAACTAATCCCCTGTCAGTCAATGCCAGAATAAAAGTATTGTCTGATAAAGGATAATTTAACTTTGCTTTTATCGCTTCGAGATATGTCATATTGTTTTATTAAAAAGGGAGCAGGAAAACCCACTCCCTTTAATATGATTAACTCCAAGAGGTCGCGTCAACCTTCAGGATAAAGATGTTATTCACATCATTAAACCTGGGGAAGGCATTCGCCTGCCCTTTGGTAAATTCACCGAAAGGTTCCAGTTCTGACCATTTAGAGATTAGCACATGATCTCGTTTGACCAGCAAGGCTTTCTTGGCAACGGCCGGACTTGTTTCCTCAGCGATAGGTGCATTCATTATGTTACCGACCTGAAGATCAGGGATGAATGTAACATATCCACCCTTCCATGCTGCCACGTTTGATAGTGCATGTTGGTTATTTTCAAACCTCAATAGTGAGTCTACGACTACAATCTCAGGAAGCTGCCTTGACCTTAACAAATTAGTCAGGTCATCTTGTGTAGGAGTAGCCGTTATGGTTGTGTTACGCTGAACAGCCCATTCTTTCTGAACCTGAGTATTTGCCTGAAGCTGACCGAATGCCGTACGGTCCATAACCATATAAGACAGGTTATAGCCAGAAGCACGTGCATTGTCATTAACGGTACGGATATCAGTGAGCGGAGTAGCACCAGAGGCCTGTGACCACTGAAGCGTAACAGCTCCTTTATTTCCAGCCGGGATGCCAAAATCGCAGTTTGCCTCAGTAACAATACCGTTGTTATTAGAAGTAGTTAGAGCGATTGCACCATAACTGAGTGCCTGCATTGCCAGGTACTCGGTACGAGCCATAACACCAGTATAGCAGAAATCAATATCATTGAAAACAATATCAAGAAGTGCGCTCCTGTTAGAGTCACCAACTGCAAGTGCATTCAGGATGTTATAATCATTATAATCCTTTTCATCCATCTGTCTTTTGATGGCAATCTTAGGAATATCCCCGGTAATCTTTGTTACAACTCTACGGGTCTTGAGTGGTGCATTTGCATTATACTCAATAACATCGGCCATAACAGGGTTCCCATTAGATCCTGCAAGTGACTCCCATGTCAGTTGAGTAGTATATTTCAGCGGGAAAAATGTCTGCCAGTAAAGATTCTGGAGAAACTGTTCACGTTTACGGTTAACGTATGCAGTTACATTCACATTCGTTAACTCTTTTAAAATTGATCTTTCCATTTTTTCTATTTTTTAAAAGTTAAACGAATCGAATGAGTGGAAGGTATGACTTCAGAGTAGAGTCAACATAATAAGGCATGGAGTTCTGACGAACACGGCCACGAACCATAATTGAACAGCCCTGGTTCCCTGAAGGAACAGACACATCAACCGGAATAGTTGATATACCAACAGGATTATATTTATATGGTGAAGCACCAAGTCCTGAGGCCTGAACTAAAATTCCTGAAGCAGCAACAGCAGCTCCGGCCCATGTCATAGTTATAACATCACAACCGGCTCCTGAAGCAGCAATAGCAGTGATCAGAGCACCGGAAGCAACTCCAGAAGAGGAAATTCCAATATAGTCATTAACTTTAAACTCATGGTTGTTATAAACAATCATTGCGTTAGCAGCCGTAACTATCGGGTTAACCAGCATAGCAGTTTTCACAATATGGTAGATCCCATTAGTGTCAACACCAACGAGAGCGCCATCTCTCACTCCAGTAGATGAGGAAGGAAAATCAGCCTGAAACAGCGTCCCTCCTCCTGGAATATCTTCAATAACAAACTCAACACAACCATTCCTTTCGAGGTCTGTTGATTTAGCTATAATCATAATACTTTATTTTTTAGTTAATACTTTAGCTTTTTCTTTCGGGAACTTCTCATCAAGATAAGCGTCTATTGTTACCTTTTCACCTTGCTGCCCGCCTCCCGTTGGCGGTACTGAAATAACGACCCCCTTCTCTGCCATTTCCTGTTTGAATCCATTGTAATCGGCTTCAATAGTTGCAACCAGTTGGTCAATCTCGGCCTCTGATTTTGGAACCAGATTCCGGCCTTTTAAATACGACTGAGGGATATCCTTTAGTTTTTCGTGTTTGCTTACCCTTTCAGATAAACCTGCTAAAGTCTTTTCCTGTTTTTGCGCCTCTATTTCCGCTTTGAGAGCAGCAACTGAATCTGACTGCTCTTTTTTAAATGCAGTGAACCATGCTGGCTCATTAGGATCGAGGTCAACCTCTTTTTTTGGTCTTCCTGGCCCCTTTTTGGGTTCATCAAGATCAATCGGTTTTTCCAATTGGATCTTTTTTACAGCTTCAGCGGCTACATGATTTATATTCCCGTTAAATTCCTGTAAAAATGCTTTTTGATTTTCAATTGCTGCCTCAATTTGGCTTTCTTCCGTGACTGTGACAGCCATTACCTCCGCAAGTTTTTCAAGCGTCTTGTCTGATATACTTGTGGTTTTTCCGCAAGCTGTTTTTAAAGCTGAAAAGATTTTTTCTTTCATAAATAAATATTTTTTGTAAAATTATGTCTTATATGATTATTAGTTCAACGAGATTGTTTAACTTTGTCTCTATAAAGACAGAATATGGTATTAACAGTTTTAGAATACGCAAAACGATTTCATTCAAAAGGGAAAGTTTTATCAGCAAAAACTATTATAAGACGCTGTGAGAATGGATTACTGCCCTCTGGTCATATTCCAAGACAACTACCTAACGAATCAGGATCAAAAGGCCAATGGATTATTGAAATTGAGAATGAGACTATTCCGATAGTCATAACGAAAACCAGTCCGCCTAAACCGGATATTCAGACGTTAAATAGAAAGTATTTTACCTGGTAATTAGTTTTTTAGAATGTCTTTTATTATTCCTGCGTTATCTTCAATCCAGAACGGAGTGCTTTTGTAGTTTGAATATTTATCGTAATTTTCCCTAACAAACGAATCAAAGTTATCCGGGGTGTCAGTTATCTGATCTGCTTTTAGTGGCTGGTCTCCGTCCAGGTAAGCGTTAAAATCATCCTTCGGCATTAATATTGGAACAGCATGACAGAGACATTGCGGAT